TTGTGGAGGTCTTCGAGGGCAATGACGGCACCGGCTACTTCCCCACAGGTGTAGTCAATCTGCCGGTTCAGTCTGTAGAGCGCCTGGTAGAGGTCTGCGGGGCTCAGGTCTTTCATGTCGGTGATGAGTCTCGAGCTCGCTGCGGCAAGCTTGTCGAGCTGTGCAGCCATGCTGCGGGCCGGTGTCTGCTCGGGGTCGCAGTAGAGGCGGAGGGCTTCGGCTTCACTCATGGGAACCTCAGAGGGACATGAAGAGGAAGAGGAGAGAGAAGATGAGGGTGATGCCTGCTGCGTCGAGCAGGATGTCTTCGCGGGTCATGCTTGGCTCCTTTGGGACAGGTGGGCCACATGTACCCGCGGGACACTTGGCCCACAAGTCCCAAAGATGTCAAGACCGTGTCAGGACCCTGTGCGGCCTCGTTACACCCTGCACACCCCAAGAGCCCCACCAGCTGCCCCGAGTGCAGGGTGGGCGACTTCTGCCCCCTTTTCTGTAGTAGTGCATAGCATGTATTTTCTATATTTAGAAAACAAGGAAATAGATACACACCCTGCACTCTGTGCATGAATAGGGCGTTTTGAGGTGTGCAGGGTCAGAACCCCCGTCAATACAGTACTCTGGAGGAATACGTGCAAGCACTGATGACAACCGGGCAGATTCTCGAGGCCGTTGCGAAGCTCGCACCCGAGGCAATCAGCTGCATCGAGGGCACATTGCAGGGCCGACAGCAGCCCAACAAGGCGCAGCTCGATAGCGCCTGGCGTGTGCTCGAGTGGAGCAAGGAGGCAGCAGCAGACCGGGCAGAGCGGGCGACGGACACCCCAGACGTGGAAGAGCTCAAGAACGTGCTCAAGCTCGTGGAGCAGTGGTAGGGTGTGAGTGAGAGGGCACACTCATGAAGGTACTGGAACTGTTTGCAGGAGCAGGCGGGGCAGCTCTTGGCCTTGAGGCAGCAGGCCTCGAGCACGCGGCGCTTGTCGAGCGTGACCCGGACGCCTGCGCCGTCATGCGTGCGGCAGGCCTGGCGCCTGTCGTCGAGGCTGACGTGCGAGACCTCGAGACCATCGAGCGGGTAGCGGGCGCCTCGTGCGACCTCCTGTGGTCTTCCTGGCCCTGTCAGCCGTGGAGCCACGCCGGCAGCAGACAAGGCGAGCTCGACGACCGCAACGGGTGGCCGTGGACGCTCGACGCGCTTGACCGGTTTAGGCCGTCTTGGTTTATCGGGGAAAACGTGCGCGGCCTGCTGTCGGCGTCGTATTTCGTTGACGTCATCTTGCCCGACCTGAAGCGCCGGTATCGGCACGTTGGGCACTGGCTGCTCGATGCGGCCGACTATGGCGTGCCGCAGCATCGGCGGCGGGTATTTTTGTGGGCCGGTCATGCGCCGCTCGTGCCGCCGACGCGCACGCACGGGCCGGGCATGTTTACGCGGCCGTGGGTGACGATGGGTCAGGCGCTGCAGCTCGACGGTACCGCGTGGCTGCACCATATGCGCAATACTGACCGACACCCGAACCAAGAACGGCCGACGCCGTCGACGGAGCCTGCGCCGGCTATCGGTGGCCGTGGCAATCAGTTTGTTGACCGACCAGCGCCGACGGTGACGACAACCGAGGTCAAAGGCACGCTCGCGTCGGCGAAGAGCGGCGGCACCTTTAACGGTGGTCCTGACCGTGCATTAGACGCGCTCTGGCTTGCGACGGGGCGCCGACGCCTGACGCCGGCAGAATGCGCGACCCTGCAGGGCTTCCCGGACGGCTACCCGTGGCACGCGTGCCGAACCAAGACCGCACGGTATCGCGCTATCGGTAATGCCGTGCCGCCGGCGCTGGCGCAGGCTGTCGCGAGCGTGCTGCCATGAGCTACATCTCGCCGACGATACCGGCCGAGCTGCATGACCAGGTGCGCGAGCTGGTGAGCGACCCCGCACGGTTCTGCAGGCTGCACCGCGTTCAGGACAAGGACACCAAGCGGGAGGTGCCCTTCGCCCCGTTGCCGATGCAGACGAAGATCTTTGACGCGGTCAAGCGCGGGCACAAGCGAATCCTCGTCATCAAGGCAAGGCAGGTAGCAGCCACAACGGGCTGCAAGATGGTGCTGCATCAGCAGTGGACGTCGACGCCCACCGCTGCCCTCTTCGCCCTCGTGTCACTCCGGGCCGAGTCTGCCACGGCCTTGCTCGATGACAATCGGAGGTGGATGCATCACCCGCCGAGCATCCTGCGGCGCGAGCTCGACACCCGAGCGAAGGGAGAGCTGCGCCTGGCGGACACCGGGGCAACCCTCAAGGCCTTTACCTCTCGAAGCTCGACGGGGCTGCGCTCGTTCAGTCCTATCGCTGCACTGCTGTCGGAGTTCGCCTTCGCACCCGACCAGGAAGAGCTGCTCGCCCAAGCGCTCAGCGCAGTCGGCGACGGGCTGCTCATGCTCGAGAGCACAGCAAACA